TTGATTTACGTTAACTTTTCACCATCTGGTGTGACATACATTGAAAGTTGTGTGACAGCTTTCGATGTAAATCACAATGCGGTAAACCGCGTAGAGAGGGATAAAAAAAGACTCCCCTGCATCGGCAGGAGAGTCATCAGATATCAGGAGATAACGCGATGTTTATTGTTCATACCCAGCGCAGCAGCTTTGTCTTCTGCGGCATCGCCAAGGATGCTCAGGTCACGGTCACGCACTTCCGGCATCAGCAAGGCTGAGATCAGGCCGATAACGGAGTAGACCACCACCATCACCGCAATTGGCCACCAGGAACCGGTCATGTTGCAGAAGATCCCCGCCAGCACCGGACCAAAACCAACCGCCACCAGACCGCCCGCCTCTTTCGATATCGCCATTCGGGTGAAGCGGTTACGGGAGCCGAATATTTCGGCCATGGTGATATTTTCCAGCGCAAACAAGCCCAGTACGGCAAAGTTATGGATCACGATGATGGACGTCATGATCACTCCCGGCGTATTCGATTTATCGACAATGAGCGACAGCATCGGATAGGCCAGAATAATGGCGGAAATGTTCAGCAAAATATAAGGCAGACGACGGCCATATTTATCAGACAACCAGCCCAGCAACGGAATGGTAATAAAGCCAAGGATGGAGCTGATCATCAGGGCATCCGTCGGGATGGCTTTGTTGAACAGCAGCGTCTGTACGAGATAGCCCGCAAGGAACGTCTGGATCAGACCGGAGTTACCCGCCTGGCCGAAACGCAAGCCTGTCGCCAGCCAGAACGATTTGCTCTTCACCATCGCTCCCAGGGTATTTTCCTGCGCGGCGGCCTGCGCCGGGGCTTCTTCAGCATTGACCTGCTCAAACACCGGACTCTCTTTAAGATTCATACGCAGCCAGATGGCAAAGATCATCACCACCACACTGGCCAGGAACGGCACACGCCACCCCCAGGCCAGCAGCTCTTCACGGTCGAGAGCAAAGAACATCACCGCCCAGATCGCCGTGGCGCTGAGGGTCCCGCAGTTGGTGCCCATGGCGACAAGCGAAGAGATAATGCCGCGTTTCCCTTTCGGGGCATATTCCGCCAGCATAGTGCCCGCGCCGGAGATTTCGGCACCCGCGCCCAGCCCCTGGATAATACGCAGCGTCACCAGCAGCACCGGCGCGAAGATTCCAATTTGCGCATAGGTCGGCAGTACACCGATCAGGGTGGTACAGATCCCCATCATGGTGATGGTGATAAACAGCACCTTTTTGCGCCCCACGCGATCGCCCATTTTGCCGAAGATAAAGGCCCCGACGATACGGGCAATATAGCCCGCACCGTAGGTCCCCATCGCCAGAATCAGTGCCATCGCCGCCGACTGTTCCGGGAAGAAGATCTCGTGAAAGACTAAGGCTGCGCCCAGCGAGTAAAGCTGGAAGTCCATGATTTGCGGCACTACAAATAGGATGTGTGCTGAGGTAAGGTGAAAGCAGGCTTAAACCAAAGCATTAGCGCAAGACGAATCACTACCCTCCACGGTTTTGAGTTGTTTTGCGCTAATTTTTTGCCCCAACCATGCCCCATTGCCCCATCACACCACCCTGTCATCCTGCAGCGCACTGTTGATGAAGTACGTCACCCGCCCCAGTACCTCCACTTCCTCCGCAGCCTCCCCTTCTATCGCTTCGCCATCATCCGTGATTAATGCCCTCCCCCTGAGTTTTGCAAACTGAGTCCGGCCATCAACGAGTATGAGCAGAACCTGACCCTGCACAAGCCTGGTGACCGGCTCGATTACCGCGAACCCTGAGGATGTTTCCAGGATGCGGGTATCGATGCCAACATTGCATATCCTCTCTGGAGTGAGCCTGGTTTCTGCGTAGTCGTTAGCTGGGGATGCGAAAGCCATCAGAGCACCCTCCCCATAGCACGCAACATCCAGAGCCTGTTCTCACTGTCGTCCGGCGTCTTATCGACGAAGCACTCCTGGTAATACTCTATCCACTCGTTGGCGTCGGTCCGGCTGAAATGCCAGTGCACCTTAGCCAGTTCGCGGATAAAGTCATCAGTGCGTAAGCACCGGTAGCCCTTGGGATTTAGCTGTATTGCGGCCACAAATGCGGCGTGAATGTCGTGACGGCGGGGCATGAACTGCACTCCTTTTACTGTTTTTATATACAGTAGTTTTAAAGGAGGTGCAGATCAATGAGGTGACGCCTATCAATACCGCCGCCAGTAGTTAAAGGGTGGATACGAAATAAACGACAGCGCATGCCAGTACAGGCACAAGCCAGTCGAGCAGGCTGGCCGCATCCCATGCACGCCAGGAGAAGCCGCCCCACCATGGCATATTCGCGCGCTTCCCTGCGCCGAACTGGGAAATCCAGCGATACTCCGCCTGGGTGTGCTCCCGGGCAACGAACCACAAACTACCGATGACCGCGCCGTAACCCCAACTGCCCAGGCTATAACCCACGATCCCCTGAACCAGCACAGCAATCGCAGCATGAAGTAAGGGTGAGATGTCCATACAGCCTCCAGAAGCGGGCCGTTAAGCCCGCAATTTACGTCAAAGTGTCGAATTGAAATACATGTTGCATCGCAATGCGTCGCTGCTGGCATACCCGGCTGTTACGTCAACAATCCCCACGTTGGGGCTGGTGTAAGGTGCCAGCGCAATTTTCCCGTTTGGCAGTTGCACTGCACCGGAAAATTTGGTTGAACCGGAAACGGCGGTTCCCATGCTGAACGTGTCTGTAGTCGGGTCGTAATACATCACATTTGGGTGGTTGTGTGGGGCAAAGATAACCCGACCGTCATGCGTCAGCGCGCCGCCAATAAAATATTTTCCCCCGACGAATGACGGATCTGTTTTCACGTAGATTCTGCCTGATTCATAGCGATAAATTGCCATACTGGTTTTCGAGTACGGAATACAGACAACATCGCCATTACTCAGCACAACTGCACCGGCATACTGTTCGGTACCGGATGACGCTGGCCCTTGCGTCAGAGTATTGGTCTTGTAGTCATAGAACATGAAGAAGTCGCCATCGAACGGGATCAACAGCGCCCTGCCATCCGGCAGCGGGACGCAACCACAGAATGCGTTCGGCTCAAGACCGTGGGCTGGCCCTTCAGTGTATGTATCAGTGTAGGGGTTATATAACCCCACGGTCAGTCGCCCGCGCGGGGCAAGGAGGATCATGCCATTTTTCAGCTTACAGCACCCGGCAAACCCGGGACCACTGGCAGTGCCAGGCGATACAGAGGCACCGGCGCGGTACTGCTTGGTTTTCAGGTCGTAGATACCAATTGTCGGGTTGAAGGTCGGCGCGAAGATGACCAGCCCATTATCAGCAAGACAGCCACCACGGAACCGAAAGGTCCCGGGATTAGACGGTGCTGATGTATAACTGCCATCGGCCCCCAGAATCCCAACTTCATTGGATGAGTAAGGGACCAGAACAGCACCACCAGGGACAGCCACCGAACCAAAAAATCGGTCCGCACTACCTGGTGCCACGGCCCCAGACGAGTAGTTAGCTGTCTTGGCACCGGCATAAGACTCCTCGTTCAGGGACTGTCGGATTTTATGCGCCAGAAAACTGGTTGCGTTCTCGTCGTACGCTGAAATTCTCATTTTTAATCCTTTGATTAGGCAACATGGGCGCTGCTGATGATGTTGATGTCTGGCACGGCAGTACCGGCAACAACTTCGGACTCTTTTACTGTGGTGACGCGGATCTCATTTGCGACATCTCGCCCGTAGTCGTAGATCGTGTAAATGTTATCGCCGTCAGTTGCCACGATTGGGTAGCTGACTGTCTGCGGGCTATCTATCCCCTCAAGAACGACAGAATACGGCCAGGTTTCGCCGTCATCCTCTGACAGCCGGATGGTCAACGCCTTGCGAGTGGTGCTGTTGTTGTAAACAATCAGGAGCCGACCCGATGGCAGGCGCCCAAGCCAGATCCTGCTGGAACCGACCACACCGAGTGCTGTGTAGTTTTCCTGAGCAGACCAGGTTTTACCGCCGTCGTTACTGAATGACCGGGTTAGTATCCCTGCACTACCACTGGCCCCACGCGTAGTACTCATCAGACTGCCATCCATTCTCTGAATGACTTCTGTCTCGAAATACCCACCGTAAGCCCCGTTGTTATTTGGGGTGTTGTGCCCGATGTTTACTGTGGATTTCGTGAGGGGGTTAAATTCAACGAACTCACAGCCAGCGGTTTCCGGGTAGATAGGCTGGATGGTTGCCCGATACATATCGATGCACTGCATCCATTTACCCGCAATGCGGACCGGGCGACGAGGGTCACCAATGTTTCGGTATTTGAATGGGGTTGACCACGAGAAGCCGCGCGGGGCGTTCGGATTTTCCAGCACGGTGCACCAGCAACCGATGAGGCCGTCTTCAATCTGGCCGGGCTTACTCATTGACCCAAAGAACAGCCACACCTCGCCGCTGGCCGGGTCTGTCCACAGCATCGGGTCGAGCAGTTTATGATTGTTGTTGGCCGGATACGCCAGGATATGCGACTGAATAACCGTCTTGCAGTTATCATCGCTATAGGCGATCACGACAAAGTTCCCGTGGTTTTCGCCGATGCTGTTCTTATCTGCCCACCACGCCGTCCAGAACCTGGTGCCAGAGCGGGTGATGGTTGGCACGCCCTGGAATTTACGGCTGGCCTCTTCATACCCGGCGGGGATGCCGGTGATCATGCTGGGGATTTCTTTGGAAAAAGAGATTCCTGGGTTTTGCGAGTTGTCGACAATCTTGAACGTGCTCACCAGTTCCCCATTAACCGTATCGAAGGTTAATGTCGACAGCGCATCACCGATGACCTTAGCCTTGCGTGCATAAACGAGGTCTTCGGTGTTTTCAATTTCGTCTTCCGAGCTTTCTCCCGCAGTCAGTCGGGACGTGATTTTTGCTGATTTAAGGGATGAGGCGGGGATCTTTACGTCGTTGGCGTCAGTATCGAACGTCATCATCTCGACAGTCCCTGGACCAATCACTAGGGCTTTCTTTTCACCGGTTGCAACTTCAATTGTTGATTTACCGTCAGAGCCATCCATCGAAAATCCGTTACCACCTGTCAGCTTGTTACTGGCCTGCTGTAATTGATTCACCAGCACGGTGGACGGATAGCTTTTCTGATAGGTAGCAACACCACTGACGTTCCGGTACAGATCCAGATAACTGGTATTTGTCAGCGACACCACGCTGAAATACTGACCAGCAGATGTCCCGGTAATACCCGCCGCAGTGCTTTCGAAAACATTCGCCGTGATCGCGGCGGAGTTGGCGGCAGTTTCCGCCCTGTCCGCCTCAGCGGTGATAAACTCCGTCATTTGTGGATGAGGGTTTGAAGAGGATTCGTGCGCGAGCAGGTCGGCTTCTTTAGCTGCGCCTCCAACCAGATCAACGCCCCCCGGCCTGGCTAACTCACCGCGAAGCGTTCCATCACCCACGCCAAGCCATGCATCAGGTCCGAACCCACCAGTAGTGATAGGGGTTGAATTGGCAGGAACGATTTTCCCATTGGCAGGAAATGCACCGCCCCATCGGTAGCTCTCACCAGTTGTAGCATCACGGAGAATCTGATTCGGTAGCTTCAGCGTCGCGCCGACCTGGAATGTTCCCATTTCGATATAGCCAAACGCAGCGATGGCAGACTTTGCCATGCTTTCAATGCTGAACCATGTGTTTCGTTCCCTTCCAAAACGGTCTTCCCAGATGGCTTTGGTTATGTCATTGATCGCGTAATCTAAATTCTGTGAGTTATCGAATAAAACGTAAGGGCTTGTTGACCCCAGGGGTTCTTTCGTGAAATAGGTAGTCATGCTCGCTCCGGGCATAAAAAAACCCGCCGAAGCGGGTCAGATAATTTTGATTTGGTGTTAAGCGGCGTCGCCGGGGTAAGTGGCGTCATCGTAGGCATATTTGCCTGGGTGATACTGAATAGCCGTCACCTGGCTGATCCCGTCATTGCCTGGAGATATTTCCCCCACCAGCGCGTCATACGGCACACAAACTGATGAGCAGAACAGCAGACGCGGCGGTTCAATGTAAGCGTCGTTCATCGCCCACAATTCCGGCTCCAGCGCGGTGCTGTACGGTACCGAAATGGTGAAGTCGTCAATGCGTGTCGGCACCACCATAGCTGATGCCCTGCCGTCCTGGTGGCGGATAATCACGCGTGGGCTTTGGAACGACCAGTCCGGTGCCTCACTAAGCGTCATGGTGATTTTGTTGCTGTCATACGTCATATTGGTAATCAGGCAACTCAGCGTATGGCTGCCAGGGATGTCATCGGCCAGCACAATGCGATCCATGAACTCATAACAGAGCGCATCCATCTCTGTTGAGGTTGTGTGCTGCAGGCGCTGCAGCTGGTAGCCCAACAACCGGCGCATGCCGATGCGGTAGGCGCGGTCCTCGTCCAGAACACCATCCAGCGTGTAGCTCTCGATTTTCAGCGGCGTAGGGTTGCCAGGCAGGCGACACTGCACGGTCTCCTCAGCCCAGGTGGTGCCGTTGATATACGTCACGTCCACGCCATCGTAATCGTCCTGCGACGGGGCTTTAAACGCGGTCTGCAGTTCCTCGGTGGTTTCCTGCGGGGTGATCATGCCGACCCAGGGTTTAATCCCTTCCCTGCCGGCAGACGCCAGCCCGTCAGACAGAAGGAAATATCCCATCCCTGCGTTGGTGATCTTCTGCAGCACCTCGAGGGCTGATTTACTCTCACCGCTCGCCCAGTCGAACTTCTCCCCGCGGGGCGTCCAGTAGGTTTGCTCCAGCGCATCAATTGCCGCCGAGTCAATCTGGCTGGCCGCGAACCCCAGCGACTCCAGCACATGGTATAGCGCACCGCTGATGCTCCGCGCTGTTCTGCCGCCGCTGTAAATCCGGGTTGGTGTGACGCTAATCCGACGATCGGACATGGCCGCCAGGCGGTTCCCTGTGCGCACGGTCAGTGCCATGGTGGTGACACCATCGTACTTCGTTGGGCGCTTGCTGAGTCGTGAGCGCAGCGCCTGCCAGAACACCTGGTCGCGTGTGCTGCCCCCCTTAACCGGTTCGGTGCGGCGCATCCGTATCTCATATTGCCCGGGTGACACGTTGTAGCGATGCGTAAACCCAATCTGGTTTTCAGTGCTGCGTGAATAAAACGGCGACTGCTGCTGCCATGCGGTGGTTCCAACTTTGCGGTACTGGATCACCAGGCGCACGGGCATTGAGCGCTTATTACCTTTATCGGTATAACGCACCAGGCCGCTCTGGAAGTTGATGTTCACCTCGAATGCGTCCAGCGTTTCGCCGTCCGGGCAGGCCAGGAACGGACCAACCCATTCGTAATCGTCGCTGACACCCGTCACTGTCGCATCCAGCAGCGTGCGCTCAGTGAAGCCAGGCCAGGATGGATCCGGCGTCGTGATGGTTTCACCGCCCGGGCCGGTAGTGACTGCAAGCCTCTCAACCGTGACCGTCTGGCTGTCCACATCGGTGATCCGGAACTGATTCCCGGCCAGACCCAGAGAAAAGCGCTGAATCCCCTCCGGCAGCCCGGTGAATGGCGTGCCAGTGGCGCTGTTGTAGGCCAGGGTAATGTGCGCCCTGACTTCCGCCGTGCCGCCCGTAGATTTCACACCTGCCGTATTAACCGGCGCATCACCGAACACAGCAACGGGCAACGGGCTGTTCGTAATGGACCCGCCAGCATAAGGGCTGCTGGCCTCGCCGATTTCAAGCCGCCCGCTGTTATCACGCGCGACCAGGCCGGAACCCAAGAGCTGCGAGGTGATCGAGGAAACAAGCCCCGACATGGTCACGTAGTTGGTCACCAGTGATACCGGGTAGGTCGTGTCCTGCCAGCTGATGCTGAACGTCACAGGCGTGCTGCTGAAATCGTAGGTCGTCGGCGCTGCACTGGCGGTGATTCTGGCGGCGCTACCGCCTACCCCCGGCACTGCCGGAACGCCAGGTGCGTAGCTGGCGATCACCAGGTCGTAGTCGTTACCGTTATAGTTGAGGGACACCGGCATTCCGACCACCGGTGCCAGCTCCTCTACCCCGCCATAAATCACGCTGTACCCGCCGGACGACACCACGGTATAAGAGTTTGGCGCCAGTACGGTGATGACCGTTCCAACAGTCCACGACGGCGGGATCTCCTCATCGCCAGACGACGATACGTCAACGAGCGTGATGGAGTTTCCGGACACGACCAGCGCATCCGCGATAATACTTACCGTCTCCGGGCCGCTTGAGCCAAGGTCCAGCCCGGCGGTACCGGAACCGGTATTCCCTACCTCTGGTGAGTTAAACCAGTTTTCGGTACGCGTGTCGCCGGATACTGTCGCGCCTGGCGGGTAGATGGTGTAACGCACGTCGGTACCGAACGCGGAGATTGGCGTGTTTCCGATCCGGATATCGGACTGGTTAATCACCATGTCGCCGACACCCACGCACAGGAACATGCTGGTTTCCATGCTGGTCTCGTTGACGAACCGGCTCACCGGCTGCACGACGTAATCAGGCCAGACGCGATATTTGCCGAAGATTTCCCGGATGGGGTCACCCAGTTTTGCCGCATTCGCTTTGGCAGGGTTGAGATCAATCTGGTCTCCGCTGGCCGCCTGGGCACCGCCGCCACCTGCCTGAGACATTGTGCTCATCATGTAGATGCTGTACGCAGCAGAGGCGACAGCTACGCTGACGGCCACCCACAGCGCGATTTCTGCGCCGGTACCGTACGGCACCGGATACATCCTTACGTCTGTTTCTCGCTTGATAACGCGCAGTGTCCACTCTGACGCGGGCACGGGAACGCCGTCGATTTCAACCGCGACCGGGTGCTGCTGATCCGGCGTCCAGCCCTGCACGTTCTGCGCAAACCAGGCGCTGAGGGTCATCGTTTCATGTTGATGCGTTTCCAGCGGTTCGCCCGGCAGCCGGGATGGATAGATTCGGATCGTCACTGGTAATACTCCACGCGAACAAAGCGGCGCGCAAACCGCGCCAGCGGCAGAAAGGTCACGTTAGTGCGGGGATTGCACTCCGCGGCGCGCAGCTGGCCGTCAATCTCGACCACGATGGCAACGTGTGTCACCACAGAGCCGGAATAACAGGCGATACCCGCGCCAGGAGCCGGTTCACATCGCGTCAGGCCAGCCATCAGCCCGCGCGCCTCCCGGTCGAGACCGTTATCGTCCTTCGTGACGCCGGCGAAATCAGGCCAAGGCGCCAGGCCAAGATCGCGCCTGATTTCATTGACGATGCCAAAGCAGTCCAGCGCGGGGTAAGCGCGTCCGCCCTTCTGCCACTCGACAGAACGGTATTTATCAGGATTGAACATGGTGATTTCCTACTGGAGGTAGCGGAGGCCCGGGAACACAGGGAGCGTGTAACGATAGCGCGGCCATGCAGTGTCGAGGATGTTCATGTAGCCTGCGGTGATAAGCACCTGAGTTGCCGTCCAGTACCCTTCTTTAACTGCCATGGTAAATGGCGGAGAAGCAGGCCCGGAAAGGTCAGTCGAGATATACCGGCGGAATGTCAGGGATGCATCGCTGAGGTTATCCAGCGCGTTGCGGATCGCAGTTGATACCACTCCGTCAATATTGCTGATTGCTAATTTCAGATCCTGAGTACCGTCTGCATTACGCGCCGGTAACGCCACGTCTATGGCTGAAGCAAGGAAAGTTGCCTGAGCGCCATTCTCCAGCGTCACGGTAATGTCATCCCAGCCTCGGGTCAGCCAGTAATTCTGTCCGCCAACAGTGATCTGCAGCGTGTCGATGATGACTTCTCCACCGCCGCTGGCATAAAGCCTGTCCAATATTGTCATGCTTCGGGCCACTCCCTGTTCAATGCCAGGTCAATAATGTCCTGGTTAACCACGAAAGACGGGAACTCTGCCCAGCCAGGGGGAAGCAGTGGTTTTTCCCACAATTCCAGGGTCGCTGAGAATCGCCAGTAAATTGGCGCGACGAGAATCGGTCCATCGTAAATATCGGTGAACCGGCATTTGTAACTCTCAACCCCGCGTGGCGTCTGAAGACGCATAAGAAACCATGCTGCACCATCAGAAATGATATCCCGATACCATGCTTCAAAAAGCTGAGCCTGCGCATCTGTCGTGAACATCCATGTCACACTGGCTTGCGTTGGTGTTGATGTGTACTGCCTGCGCTGCCTTGCTCGCCCTGATGCCAGCTGAGTGCGAAGTAATGGGCTTACTGGTTTAAAACCATATCCGTCCTGCAATGGCAGTGGCAGATATTCATGGGGGTAACTCGCCATTGCCATATTAGGTCATCCTGTTTCCGCGACCCTGAGCCGCCCTGAGTGATTTACCAAACTGGCCTTTGCCTTCCAGAGTCTGATTACTAAGCTCGTTCACCAGTTGTTTGTTATTCAACTTCAGCACTGCATCCATCTCCTGCTGAGTCATGCCCGGGCTTTGCGGCATGTGGATAACCTGGTTGATGTGGTTGGTTTGTGAACTGCTGCCTGAAGAGGACACGTTCTTGTTACCCGTACCGAAACCTGGCTTTGACAAAGTGGCGTCCAGCCCACCATTGCGAATGGCCTCAAGGTTAGAGACTCCAATGCGCTTGGTTGCGGCAGCGTCGAACACGTATTCCTGCCCGTGCACAACGCCAGAGATAGACCGCGTCGCTCCATTCCCGGTGTAGCCGCCGGACATAAACCCGGTAGCCGCAACGCTTGTGATACTGGATGTGATGGTGGACATAAGCCCCACAACCTGAGCAATCGCTGCAAGGTTTGCCGGGAATGGCAACCCGGCAAGAGCCTGACCCATTGCCATCGGCAACTGCAGGGCTGCCTGAGCAATGGCAAACGCTTTCTGCGTCACAAAGGCCGCTTTGTACATCGCTGACTGTTCGCCAAACATCACTCCCATTGAGTTGGTGATGCTGGCGAAGGAGTTTTGCGCGGATTGCGCCTGCGCAACGTAAACAGCGGTACTTAATGCCTGTTGATTCTGCTGCCCCTGCTGCTGTAATGCCAGCAACTGATCCTGTTTCTGCTTCTCATTCAGCACCGTGCTTTGGGTAATGGCTTGCTGTTGTTGATTTAGCCAGGTGGCGTAATCCATCTGGGCTTGCTTCAGGTTATCGATTATTTCAAGCTGCGGATCGATTTGCAGACCTATCATATTCAACCCCTGCCCGGACAGGTCGCTATTGGTTGCGCCAGATCTCAGGGTGCCGCCAGCCTTGTTCACGCCGGAGATAACGGAATCAGGTAGCACTGAGCGGCTAATAAGGTCGCTGGCTTGCTGTCCTGCAGCCTCTGGTGTCAGCTTTTTCAACGCCACCATCTTTTGCAGAATTTCGAGTCGTTCTTGCAGTATCTCATTCTGCCGTAGCTCCTTAGGCGCTATCTCCTCCTGCATCTTCTGGTAGTCGTCAAGCGTCTTAACCGAGTTTTGCAGCGCTTCCTGATTTTTGTACGCCTGCAGGATTTCCTGAGAGCGGGCCAGAATAGATTGCTGGTCTGCGGTGAGCTGAGTTTTAGACTTGAGGTCAGCAATCTGTTGCTCAAACTTCACTCGCGCTTGTGTGGCGCTGTTGAGCTTGTCGCTCGCGTCCAGTTGAGACTGCATAGCGGCGGTCTGCTGGTTTATCTGGTCGAGCAAACGGGTCGCGGCGTCCTCGGTGTAGGCTTTTTGCTTTTTAGGCTCTGGATCTTTAAATCTGTCTCTGATTTGTGCCTCTAAAGCCTCAAAGTCTAGTTTCGCTCCCCTGGCTTTTAGTTTGTTTAGCTCCTCCAGCTCTTTTGCCATTTGCTGCTGTCTGGTCAGATATTTTGATTGGAAGGCGCTCGTTTCTTGCTGTAACTTTATTCCTTCCTGCTGAATTTCAACGCCCTTTGCCCTCACGGAATTGAGATCATCGGACAGCGTCACTACAGACCCAAGTATGTTGACATCGTACTGTGCATCCCGGCTTAGCCCAGTAACATTGCCCCAGATGTCTCTCGTGTAACCGGCTGTTGAGTTCTGCACTTTCTTCTGAGCTGCCGCAAGGCGAGACTCAATGGATTCTTCCCTGCCGATGTCCAGCATAGAATCCCAGGCACCTTTCGCGGCATCACCCAGCCATTTCCATGCCTGCGCCAGTGAGCCTAGGCTACCCTGAATCTGGTCAGCACGCTGCTTCATGGTTGCAGCATACGTATCTGTCGCCAGTCTCGCAGCCTCTTGCTGATTCCCCTCTTCCTGAAGCGCCTTTATCTGTTCGTAGGTTGCCAGTGTCAGAAAGTGATAACGGTTATTCAAATCACTTATAGCAGCGACCGGATTTTGGGCTATTTTCTCAAAGTCGTTAACCAGGTCATCTACAGCTGCTCCAGTAGCATCATTCATTGAAACTACCGCTTCTGTTACTTTTTCAAGCGAGGCGCTTGCTATCTTCCCGCCAGAAACCGCACGGTTCAGGGCTTCGGCCGCTGAACTGATGGTGTTTCCCGTCGATGAGGCTACAGATTTTGCAATATCAGCCAATTGCCCAGATGTTTTCCCAGCAATATTTCCAGTAAGAATAAGGGATTCGTTAAAGTTATCCTGCTCCTGACTGCCCTTGTACCAGGCGTAAGCCAGCGTTCCGAGGACAGCAGTGACTCCTCCAATAGCAAGCCTTGTTGGCGTTAACAATCCTGTTAACCGCTGTGCGTTCTCTGCATTTTCAGATAAGCCGTTTGCAGTATCAGATAGCGAATCCCCGGCATCTTCACTTGCGGAGCCAAGACCTAATACTTGCTGCTTGATAATATCGATAAGCGAAGTCCAGCCACCGAACGAGTCAGCTATCTGGCTTCCCTGCTGCATGAAAATGGTAAAAAGAGGCATTCCACCGGCAATGGAAGTGGCAATATCATTAATCTGCATTGGAAGCATGCGCATGGCGTTTTTATACTGCGATGCAGAGATAGAGCCAAATTTCATCTCATTATTTACGGCGGTCAAACCCCTCTCGGTGTCATTCAGTCTACCGCTCAGCTCTGCATGGTATTCAGGAGACAGGAGTCCAGCATCCCTGGCAGCCGATAACGTAGCGCGCTGGCTTTTCAGTTTTTCGAGGGCTGCGCCAAGAGGATCTAATTGCGAGCGTATTTGAGAGAAACTAGCCTGGAGTTTTTCATTCTCCCCAGTGAGACCACTAATCCTGTTTCTGGCATCATCAATTTTGGCTGCGTAATCTTCAAAACTATCAGCATCTAGGAGGCCTTTAGATTTTGCCCGAGAAAGCTCCTGCTGTTGTTTGTCTAATTTGTTGAGGGCTGCGTTGACAGGGTCGATTCTGTCAAGCAAATCCTGAAGCGCTGACTTTTCCTCCTGGGTGGCCTTTGTCACCTTCCCTGCGCTTGCAGCTGCCTTTTGCCCCCACTCAGTTAATCCATGAAGAGCACTGGACAAACTACTGGCATTTTTTTCCGCGCCTGTACTGTCAATAATTATCGCAAGGCGTGATGTTTGTTCAGCCATTACCTTTCTCCGGGCAATAAAAAACCCCGCAGTGCGAGGCCCTTTTTGCAGCAGTTATGGTTTAGTTACGAAGGCTAATTTATTCCTTCAGCTCACTCCCACAGTGTTTGCATTTGATCGCCTCTTTCCTTATCGCTTCAGCGCAGAATGGGCATTTCTTATACTCACCATCCTCACCTTTGAGTACCGCGCGACGTTCGGAAGTAGAAGATCTCAAAACAATAAGAAGGCTTAAAGCTGGGGCAGCGAACGCCACCACCCCCGCCGCTAACCCATTGCCGTGAGTTATATTGGAAGTCAACACTACCAATCCAAAGCCAGCAGCGCAGGTTCCTATGAGGTAAAGCAAACCAATTCCCAACCCATTCCTTTTTATGGAAACTGCGGTTACAACAATCACGGCCAATCCAAAAAGTAAAAAACCAAAAATCGGATCCACGTCCCCATCCCCATCGGTAACATTTAGTCACATCGTATCATGAACCGATCAGTTATCAACCAGTGGGCAGTGAAATTGCGCGGCGTTGCAGAAGTGCCAGCCTGAGCGGGCGGGATAATCAAATGCCTGGCAGATAAAGCTGAACTTCCTGCGCCGCTCTTTCTCTTGCCATGTGCAGTAGTTGCTTGCGACCACCAACTCCCCACTTAGCCATCTGGCTGGCGCACTGGCTGATCGCTTTGGTTTCGGTATTAATGATGTGGTCGATTTTGTTCAGGCGTGACATGGCACTAATGCCGAGGCGAACCACCGTTCGGAACACCTCATATACTTCAATCTCAAATTCCGGCTTAATCCATGCGGCATAACGGATCGCCAACAGTTCAACACCCCAAACGCCGGGTTCATCCCCACCTTTAATAACATTAAGTGGTTGAATTTGTTCCAGAGTGCTTTTTTGCACTTTGGCTTTTAGTGCTTTTATGAAGCGCTTAACTTGAGCGCTACGCAAAAACTGACTTGGGCGCTGCTGTTCTGTTGCCTCTCCGTTTGCCACTGCGGCTGCATGAAGATCGTTGAGGTTATAGCGCCCTTCGTCGTCAACACGAACGGAAACGCCGTTTACTGATACGGTTGGATATGTCATGCGATTTACCTTAAGAAAGCGAACCTGTCACACAGAAAAGCCGCCCCAAGAGGCCCGCCGGCACTAGCGGCAGTTCTCAGGATCGCTTTCTGTAAGGTTCTTGGATTATACATTGCGCGTGTGAAGCGCGGTTGATTTACTGCGGGTACAAAAAAGCCCCGGCGATTGCCGAGGCTCACTTCTTCTTGCGGTCCTGCTCCTGCTTTTTGGCCCACTCATCACGCCAGACGTCATCAAGTGCGAATATCGCAGCTTCAAACTCGTCACGGTCGAGCTGTATGGGACGAACAGAAAGATATTGCTCAATATCTCTCATGCTGAGGGGCAGAGGTGCTCCAGCCATGCCAGCGTAAACCCGTGAGCGGGATATTACGGCGTAGGCATTAAGTATCTCGCCGGTTACGCCGTCGATCTGTGGCTCAGGAACGGGAGGTAGCTTTAATCGCTCCCTCTTCCACCTCTCCTTCTCGCCCTGCTCACCACCGTACTGATTCAGCCAGGCTTGCGCTTCTGTGACTTTTTTACGGTGTCTTTCGTCTGCTCCGCCTTCCATTCGGCGATCTCTGCTGCCGTTGCGAGGATCTGCCAGTAAAGCTCCGGGCGCTGCTTGAGCAAAGCCACGCCCTTCTCTGGCGTGTATGCGATAGCCACCTCTTTCCCTTCAACCGCCTCTCCCACGCCCTCCCAGTCCTTCAACAGGTAGTGAGCGCAGTTCTCGATAAGCAGATCGTCAACAGAGTCGATGTCACCTACAGATGAAAGGTCAAAATCTTTCGTGCCTACCTTGTAGGTAGCGTCGAGCTTATCAATGTGGCGGCGTACAAGCGCGTTACGCGAGCGGTATTGATGGTTGTCAACGCTGCCTACCTTCAGGCGCAGGCCTTCAACAGGCTCAATCCAGCGCTCGCTGTTCAGGTCGATACGGGGGGCGATAATAATCATTGAATCCTCTGCATGAAAAAGCCCGACCCACCATGCAGCGCAGGCCGGGAAAACTGAAGTTAAGGAGCGGTAACGGTGATTGCGGTTGTGGCGGTATAGGTCCGCGCTTTCGCAGTGATGATTGCAGAACCTTCAGCCACGCGGGTAACCTGCGCAGTCTTCTGGCCCGTCGAAGCCACCGTTGCCACCGCTGGATCTGATGACGACCATTGCACGGTGTCGGTAGCCCCTGCAGGCGTCAGGTTGGCTGTCAGCGTTACAGTAGAGCCTTCTGCGCCGGTTGAGGTCGCAGGGGTAACCGAGAGCGCCGTAGATGGCACGGTAACCGCACGAGTGATGGTAGGCGGAACGTCAGCGCCGGTAATGTTCAGCTCAACCTGAACGATGTCGGTGTTGCCGCCGTCAGGCCAGTCACCATCGACCTGCACAGAAGGCAGGTTAAAGGTGTAGCTACCCTCATCGTTTTCCAGCGTGAAGCTAAACGGCATCGTCTCGCCGGTCATCGTTTTACGCCAGGCGTTATAGGCCTCTTTCGACCATGACAGCGTAATGCTGCCTGATGGCGTGAATGTTGTCGGGATGTTGGCGCCTGCAAATGGATTGCCCGTCCCGATACAGCGCTGGGTTTGCAGGTTGTTATCAAACTGGATGTTGAAAGAGTCGACGCAGAAGCCGTCGCCGCCATCAACGCCATTCAGGTTGATGTTCGTCACCTGCTTGAACGAGTAACGCATCTCCCCGGCATTATCGACAGGGTTGGTGAAGAAGCTTGTGTCTTCCGCATTACCATCCCAGCCCAGTCCAGCAAATGTGACGGTTGCTTCGATATCGCCATCGTTCGGCACGTCAATCTGGAACACGCCAACCTGAGCGCCGCGGGCGATTGATGCCACTCCGATATCGTCTGCGTATGAAGCTACAGAGAAGGTGATCCGCTGATTCCCCATCGTCAGGACGTTGTTGACCCACTCAGCACCAAAACACGAAGCGAGAAAGTCATCATGCTGTCCCCAGCGAAACTTGGTTACCACGTCACCGCCTACATCGGTAGTGCCGGGGCTGCGGCCTTGCGCCATTCGTGTGCCGCCGATTTCGTCGTTGTCGATCATGTTTTGCGTCGGCCCCAGGCCAAAGGAGCTGCGTTTCAGCAGGTTCCAGGTGGCATTCGTTGGCGTGACGCCTGGTGTTGTCTCACGGGTGTACGCCGTGACGTTCTTTGCGCCTGAACTCACAGGAGCCTCCTTAAGGGTAAGCGCCCTAAATGGCGCGATAGGGAATTTGAATGTTCATTTGTGCCCAGCCATCGGCTTCTCCGGCATCTACCGCTGAAACCGCGAAGTAATCAAGGCGACCATCTGTTTTGAACTCGAACAACTCGCGTAGCTTGTCAGCAGTCTGCGTGATGAGCAGTGAGCCACTTCCTGCCGGGACGAAGATTTGAATAATGACGATGCCGGTGCGGTGAACGACCGGGCCGTCACCAATCTCATTAGCGCCAGCCAGTCCGGGAATGTTGGTTAAGCGGGCCCAGATAGCCTTGCCCTTCTGGTCATAGGTCTTGTCGTTCGGGTAGCGCACATCACCAGAGGCAATAGCCGTCTGAGCCGTCATGCGGGTGATGACAGCGTTTCTGATTTCTGTAAGGGTCATTTGTAGGCCTGCGTTACACCATGAAATGAGACTGCATAAACGCCAACAGGGGCTTGCCTTGAATGTCCTTCTTCAAGCCTCTCGCTGTAAGGTAAATTTGACTGGATATAAATCACTGAGTAAGGCCCTGCCCGATTAATAATGGAGCGTCCATTAGAAATAGTTGTGGAGCCATTTGGATCTGGAGCGCTGGGCTCAGACATATCAGGAGAGCCAACACTGACGATATGTGAGGCTCTGAACATGCCCCCGATATACCCTGCTGGAGAATATATTTCCCCTTGACCTCTACGCAGCTTCCTTATTCTCTGGGGACCAAAACTGCCAGCGTTGCTGCTATATACCGCACCACCTAGCTGAACTTTATTGCCTGGCTTTATGCGGCGATTACCTTTGCTGTCTTCGTAACCGAACTGATCGCTGTTCCTTAGCGCCTGGTTGATGTCGTTAACCCTGTTGCGGTTCTTAACCTGGTCTTGGTTAATGTTCCATAGCTCGGGGTTTCCTACTGGCGAGCGCTGCACAATCTCTGTCAGCAAAGCCATGGAGATGATTCGTAGCTTCTTGCCGACATCTTCCTCAACCAGACCAGCAAACAGCAACGGGTCGTTATCCCAGGACTTAGCCATCATCTCCTCCTGAGTTGAATCTTGTAGGTCGCTGCTGCGGGATCGGTTGATACATCAATCACCGAGTAGTCACGGAGTTCGCCGGTAACGAGGTCTGGTGCAGTGATGATATGGTCCACTGCCGGCTCATCCGCCACTTCGTTCTTCAGCGCGATGAGTCGCAGGTCGCCAGCAAGGACGTTAACGTTATCGATACGGCTTGTGTTGTAGCGGGAGAGTACGCCGCGTCCTGTATAGGTCACTGCCGTCTCGCCGCCTGTCTCGGTGACGGGGTCCCATCCTGACTGGATGACATATCGTCCGGTGAACGCGTTAACAGCATCGGCAAGGTCGGTATCGAAAGCCTCGGCAATGTCGGTTTGTAGCTCGTCTCGAATGCCCATCAGCGATACACCCTGAATGCGAGAGGATTGGAGCGCCACTGCCACAGCAGGGAGAGCGCGAGCTGAACATCAGCAGGAAGCAGCTGGGTTGATGTCGCCTGCCCAGATGCGTATGTTTTGGAGACCTTAACGCCGTCGGCATCTACCGTTTTGCTCGTCAGCGAGCCGGATTCAGTCTGCTGCTTATAGAGCGTGCCTTCAGCGGCAGATTTAGCCAGGTAAGCACCGGCGGTAATGACATCTGCGGGGATGGCGTTTAGGTCAATTCCCTGCAGATTCAGGCTGGTCATGTAGGCGTTAGCCTGAAGCACGGCAGAAGACTTTTTATCAGCCGTCGTCCATTCGGTGCCAAGCACCCCGTCAACGTCTTCAACTGTCACGTAGGTTGTCATCTTGACTCCAGAATTAAGGGGCCGAAGCCCCCTTCGTTACTTGGTGGACTTAGTCGCTTTCTTGGCTTCGGGGTTTTCACCGCCGCCATTGTTCACCGCGCCTTCGTCTTTCGGTTCGCTGCGGACGTGATCAACGCCGCCTGTTTCGCCGACTGTTTCTGGGCCAACGGTAATATTGCCGTCACTGCCACCGAATCCCCACCTGGCTTTCTGGTTTGGGTCGATATAGTTGTCTTTTGCTACGGCCATAATGACCTCCTCATTAAGCCCCGGTTATCCGGGGCATGGTTGATTAGGCTGCGACAGTAGAAGTCACAAACGCCAGCGGCACCTGCTTACGGTAGAACTTGCGATCCCAGTTGGTAGCCAGCGCCAGGTCAGCCCAGTTAGCAGAGACCGGACGGGTAGTGGTCGGCGTTCCGGTAATGGTGGTGCTCAGGAACGAGTAGCCCAGAGGATGAATCACAAAGTTGCGACGGGTCCACAGCGTTTCAGTGCCGCCACCGTTGCCGCGTGCAGGTTCGCGATCGTACTCAACGTCATCCTCCCCCTGCTCTTCTGCGTAACCCAGTGCGCCAGGCCCGAAGATAACAGACAGGTATTTCGCCGTTTCGCCAGTGCCGATCACCGGCATGCTGTCGTCAACCACTACGCGCATACCCTGGAAGCGACCAAACTCAGGAATCTGGTCAGCCAGCGGGGTGAAGTCGATGAGGTTGAGGATCTGCAGCTCAGTCTGCACGGCAGAGTGCATCGCAATGACGCTCAGACCGCCAAGTTGACCGGAGTAGTCACCCATCGTAGCTTTGGCGCGGATGATTGCGGCTGCGTTGATAGTGCCACCGGCATCAATGACCATGTCGCCGCCATCATTCGCTACGTTGTCATTGTATACGCCGATAGTGGTAGCAATGGCGCGACGCTGCGCCTGACGCTGCCAGTAACTGGTGAGGCGAGAGGCGACAAACTCCAGCGGATCCTGATTGGTGATATTTTTCACCAGGTTCATCGCGTTCCAGCCTTCGTTCAGGTATGCGGCGCGAGCCTGCATGCTGGCAGAGGTTACGGACAGCGGAACAGCGATATCGGTGTAGACGTCGTTCGAGTAGTTAGGCTCGATAGACGCGTCCAGATCAACCCACCACGGAATGGTGAAGGTGTTTGACGGCGACGCCAGCAGAGTGCTCATATCGCTGTTATTGGTCAGGATGCCTGACTCAAAGAAGGCGGTGCGCTCAGCGGTATTAACGCGCATGTAGTCGCGCAGTTCGTCGCGGAATACGACGTCAGAAAGAATGGTTGGCATTGCTTAAATCCTTATTTGGATGCCTCATACGCCATCTTAAGGCGCTCATATTCGGCAGGGTTATCTTTGCGGAGCTGTACTCGCTCCATACCACGTAATTCCCCGAATGATTTGGTAACCCGGTCACCACTCTTAGGCGCGGCCCCGCCGCCACCTGCCTGACTACCGCGCACGAGGGATGCGTAACGCGGTGAGGTTTCGAACTCACGTTGGAGATCTGCCAATGCGCTGACCGTCAGATTCCCTGAATCGTCAGTAACGCGCACCTGGCCTTCTGCCACTTTCAGTCGCTTAGCGATGAACTCTTTGAGGATGTCGGCGTTGTCGCCGTCTGCGATTGCCGTGGCAATTCGCGTGGCCGCCAGATTGATGTCGCGCTGCTCAATGGAGCGGCGAAGCTCTACAAGACTGCTACGCTCGCGCTCAAGCTCAGCCTGAGAGCTTTCGAAAAGCTGTTGGTAGTTGCCTTCTGCGCGGGCACGCTCATCTGCTTCGCGTTGCGCCTGCTCTTCTGCTGCCCGGCGACGCTCCTGCTCGGCCTTCTTCTCTGCCAGCAGTTCATCGCGCTGGCGCTTAAGGCCTGTCACGTCCTCTGGTTGAGGCAAGCCCTCAATCTGGCAGATATAGACATCGCCCTGCTGCGCATACAGCGCCTGTTTGGCTTCATCTAGCTGAGCGTATTCCTCAGCGGTAAGCTGATACTTAAGTGGCATACATTCTCCTGAATGGATGTGTGCTGGCCCGGCCAGCGTTTAGAGATAATTAAGAGGGTTTCTGATTGCTCAGCAATTTAGCCTTGAGCATTTCCAGCACTCCGATAGCCTCAGCGAGGCCAATCTCGCCTTCATATTCGAGGATGATGTTATCGATGCGCTCAAATAACTCCCCGGCCACCGGGAAGCTCTTTTCTTTGCCAAGGCTGGTTACATTTGAAGTCATAGCTACTCCAGGCCAGCAAGCTCAAAAGCGTGTGGCTCCAAATCTTTGAGTTGGTCGAGGGTGTACTGTTGTCCTGATTCGCCATCAACGAAGCGATCAATGCTTAGTTCGCCTTTGCTGAATAGTTTGTAACGCGTCGGCCCGAGCACTTTCTTCTGGAAGGATGCTGGTTGCCTTGCCAGCCATTCGCCATAGGTCGTTTTGCTGCTGACCTGCTGAGCGCCATCAGGCCCGACCGCTGGGCGAACAGAGCCGGGTATTTCTCTGGCGTATTCATCCTTGAGTACCGGAATCTGCGTCGTTCGGCATCGCCAGTGGTACGGCGGCGACGGGCCATCAAGCGGGACGATGCGGTGATCAATGCTCCGGCAGAAAGGCGTAGTCCTGCCATCCAGTGTGGCGATGTCCTGCTTGCCTTTCAGGATGTCGTCATTGTCCTGCAGTTGCTTAGACCGGGCAGAAGCTGATGCATGGTTGGTCACTGTATTGACCAGTGCGCCAGCCTGCTCCTCGTGAGATACGCCGAGGGATGTCAACCGGCGGATAATCTGACGCTGTGTTTCACCGAGAGAATGACCTATGCCAATCTCGCTGATGATGTCAGCCGTTTTCTTGTCACCGAACTGCGCAAGGGCGCTCGCTATCCTGTATCTCTTCCTGCCAGCCCCTACGTGAAGTTCTAGCGGGTCATTCAGAACATACTCAGCAATTACCTCTGCCGATGGCTCATTGAGCTTTACAGAGGCTTTTACTATCTTGCCGAGAAAGGAGGAATTGAACTGGTACTCGTACTCGGCAAACTCTCCCAGGTTCAGCAATTGCTGTTCTGTCATGTCGCCGTAGATAGCTTTCAGGTCTTTTCGTAGCGCCTCAAGCTGGCTGTTGTATCGTGCTGTTGCATACTGGCTCAGCCCGTTACGAACGGTTTCTTTCGCTCGGCTGATGGCCTTGCGAATGAACTTAACCGCCTTGCCGGTCTGTCCGGCACCGAAGCGCTGGACATACACCTGATGGCGCGTCGAGGCGTCTGTTGCATAACCTTCTGCGCTCATCATTCACCCTCGGTGATTATCTCCCCGCCTGATTCAACCGGCGGCTCGTTCTCGCGGTCAGCGTCGATGTCTTTATCGGTGCGATCAGCTTCGATAATTCCAGCCTGACGAAGGTTTACGCGCAGGTCTTTCTTCGCGATGAAACCTTGCTGCCACAACTGGACCTGCGCCAGGATCATCTGCGCATCCATCGTCTCGTCGAAGAATTCCTGATTCAGCCAGAATGTTGTCTTCTCGGCATCAGACCTGCCTTCCATGTAAAGCTGAGCGTCAAGAATAGCCAGCTTCAGAGCCTCGCTGATGTTTCCGGCGATAGTGCCGAGTACGCTGTTGTCGCTGCTGTATCGGATGCGGGCCGCCTCAGCCGTCTCCTGTCCGGATGATTTCTGCACGATACGCGCACCAATCATCAGCATCTGGTTCTCTTTCTCCTGCATTAGCTTCAGGGAAAGTTGGCTTTCGCTGGCCTGCACCATTGTCGCTGTGCCGGTTTTCCCCAATGCGTAACCACGGGTAGAACCAACCTGGATACCGTGCGGGTTCCACTTCTGGAATTCATCCTGCTCGATGTCTGTCGTAAAGAAGAGCGTCGGCTGGCTGCTGATAAATCCTGATTCCTCAACGGTGGCGCTGTTTCCATAGTGGAGGATGTTTACCTCTGCGAGGTCTTCCAGTGGTGCTTTATCAATGCGGGAATCGTTGCTCTGCGCGCCGAAGAAGTGGAACGGGATGTGATCGAACGGCTTCCCGTTGTAATCGGTCGGCAGGACATCAAGGAATGGCGTTTCATACGGGTCGCCTTCATGCCAAAGTCGATGACGATATTTGCCATCCTCCAGAGTCAGAACGCGGTATTGTTTCTTCGTAGTGAAACTGAATTCGTCGCCTTCATCCTCGTTATAACACTCAGCAAAAACAACCATCGTCAGCTGGCGAACGCCGTCGATCACATCTTCACGCCAGTTAATGATGCTGAACGCGTCGTAAAAATGAATGTGAGCAAATCGCCCTGCCGTCTGCGCCCGTGTCGGCCTGGCGCCATCAGGTGCATTAAGTGGTGGATAGTCCACAAAGAAGCCGCCGCGACCTGTTTCCAGGTTTTCTCCTGACGACTCTTTAGACAACTGCTCAAGGCTGGCACCGTCGCCGCTCGCGTTCTCAATGAGATATTTCACGGAGTCCGGCAGGTCTACTTCCGCCGTCTTGCGGAACACAGCACCAATCAAACCCTGCTCTGTGCGCCCGGTAACGTTAAGGAACATAGCCCGTTTCAGCAGTGCTTCGTAGCGCGCAATATTATCTTTATCGGTATTGGTCGGATCAGGCATCGGCAGGTATAGAGTGCCTTGCCCCTTTACCGCCTTGCTGCCAGCCACACAGTCTTTGACAAGCTGCCATGACTTTGCGGCTTCCGTGTATTCCGGTCTTACAAATTCGTATATAGCCATAGTCGCTTATCTTCTGAATGTAACAGGTGCCGACTTCAGCACATCCCGTTTTTTCTGCGTTACTGCAAAGTAGCGGAAACCGTCCGATCCGTGAGATGTCCAGTCGTGGAGAGGCTTATCTTTCCAGCACCCGCGCTTGTCATCCCACTCTTTGCGGTAGCTTTCAAGGGCGTTCAGGCCTTCTTCGCATTTCACGTCATCAAAGACGCACCGTGGGAGAATTTCACGCACCTGCTCGATGCCGTCATCGACGCCGAGCTTTGGCACCACCTGGAAGGTGATCGCATATCTGCTGCCGTCGATTTCGTAACCTTCACGCGCCAGCTCTCGCCGGGTCTTGGCGTCTGATCCAAACTCGCGGTTATCGATATCGTGAGGACCCCAGTGAGCGGAGTAGGTGTAGCCTTTATCCTTCAGCACCTTCATGTAATGGCGCAGGCCTTCTCCGCTGTTTTCGTAGTAGTCGATGACGTGATATTCCTCGCCAACGATGCGAACGAACCAGATAGCGGTAGAGTCGCTGACCCCGATATCCCAGAAAGTGTGGACAGGAAGGTGCGAGTTATCAGGCAGAGCACCGATGCGCTTCTGCTCGTAGAGTTTTCGGAACTGCTTCGCGTAGTACGCGCCTTCAACCGACTGCTGGAATGCTTCCGCCGGGATTGAGGGGTACTCCCGCTTCATGTCATCGCCGAGCGTTTTCTCTTTGGCGTAATACCAGGCTCTCTGACGCTCGTTAAGATCGATGCCGTACTTCGCCTCAAGCTCACCGAAATAATCGCTCAGCCGCTGCGGTAGAGCCTCTACGGGGTCAATTGCATACAGAGCATTCTTCCACCAACTGAAAAAGAAGAATTTCCAGTCTAGAGATGAGAGCAACTTTCCCTGTAGCTGTGCTTTCTCAGCCGACTGGCAGTAATCGAAGAAGTAGCCAGCCCGGCCTTCCGCAGTGCTTTCAATCGTCGTGAAACAGTCGCTTGATACTGCCTCAAAAGCACCAGTGACAATCTCTCGTGCTTTGTCAGGGAACTTGGCGCAGATCTTCCCGAACTCGGAAACGTGCAGATAGCGCAGAGTACCGCCACGGAAAGACGTGCTGATATATAGCGAGCCGCCTTTCTTAAATACCAGCTCACCCGCCGCATCATTGCTCGCAGGGTTAGCAGCTTTAATTTCATCAGGGAGTCGGTCATAGGCGTACTTTATCTTCTCGCGGAAAAGGCGCTTGGCGTCGTTCAGGGTGTGAGCGATCAGTGCACACTTCGCAGCCTCAAACAGGGCCGCGTCGAGCTGGATGATGCAAACCTCTGTCGTGAAGCCTAACTGGCGTGCTTTCAGAATTAGGTTGCGGGTATGCATGCCCTCGAAGTATTCGAGCTGCTCCGGCGTCATCTGGAAGCGGACTGGCTTGCCTTCTTTGTTGGTGATCCAGTAGAGGTGATTCAGTCGCCAGAGCTTGTTCCGCAGAAGCTTGAGATGTTCCGGCTTCATGCTTACCCCTTCGACAGATCATCCATCAGGTCGGATAGCGTATCCGTTACAGTGTTTCTATCGCCGCTGTCGATGTTATATGCCTCCCGCTCAGCTTTGATGACCTTAATCTGCGCGTCGACGCCGGCAGTGATAGAGCGAGCCATGGAGGCGTGGTTCTCTTCAGTAATCTCAGCGTCATTCAGGAAGTCGCGAAGCTTATTGGTTATCCCACGCCATGCTGCCAGCCCTTCGCGATGAGCAAGCACAACTGAGGCGGCTTCATCGGATGCCTGGTCAACTATTTGCGCTTCAGTTTCCACATCTCTCTGGAAACCGTCTCTGGAAACCTTGCTGGAAACTTTTGCCTGAGTAGCTGCCCTGACCTTTTGTGTCAGGTCTCGCTGCCAGCCTTCTTTAGCTGCACGGTTGTTTATGGCGGTGTGGCTTACGCCGTGCCTCTCAGCAATTGCTCTTATTGACAACGAGCCAGCACGGTAAGCCGACTCGATGGCCTCCCAATCTGGTGTTGCCATATTTATTTCCTTGTAGCGTTAACCGCCTCTACGTGGTCACACATGAAATTATTAACCTCACGTGATAACCATCCAGCGATGTATGCAAGAGGTTCGTGGTTTTTTGAGCTGACCTTAACGCCAACCAAATCGAGGATTCTCCAGGCGGCGTGGATGCATTCGTGGGTCAATGTGTCCGCGCTATAGGTGTCAGGGTCTCGGAATGTCAGCGTAACCATATCAACGCCTGTTTTGGGGTCTTCAACGACACACACCTGAGCGCCGAAGTTCTTATACAGAAACCCTTCACCAAATCGCTTATCGGCTGCCTCTGCGCTGGAGATAATTACTACGCAGACCCCATAAAGAGGCACTCGCACTTCTTTGATGGGCTTCAACGCCATGACACTCTCCTTTAACCATTGTCAAGCGCCCAGAGTTAGGCGCTTTGTAATGGCCCTAATTGAGTCTGTGCGCGCTTTTTATCTCCATCACTACCTCACGCTGCATCTTCCTGATTTCATCGCGGTGACGGCGTTCCTGCTTCCAGTAAATCCAGAAGAACACCCATGTCATGAGAAGTGCGGCAATAGCTCCTCCGGAAATGATGTTGTAGATAGAGTACGCACTCATTTAGCGGCTTCCGTATCGCAGTTGGCTTTCCACGTTTTGTTGTGGGTCAGGATCGCCCGCTTTGTGCGATCATCCATTGACAGGATGTCGGCCTCAGTAAGGAGGATCGGCTTCACCCAGTTACAGGCCGTGTCCACCACGACTGTGTTATTTGTTGAGCCAGTCTCTGCGCAGCTCGTCATCAACATTGTTGCCAGGCATGCGAGTAACGGTTTCCTGAACATATGAAGCCTCTTTGCTTGTTTGCGTCTGGCGCTTAGTTGCGGCAGTAGCCTGCTCGATTTTGGCTTTCGTCTCTCGCTCGGTGGCGGCCTGCTCAGCCTTGCCCTTCCCTTTCGAGTGTCCGATGCCAAATGCGCCTGCGGCGATAGCCACTACAGCGAAGAATCCGGCGATCAGCATTTCTATGATGCTCATGGCTTCTCTCCTGGGTTCATACCGGCGTCGATTTGTTGCTCCTTGATATCTTTATCTCCGGACAGCTTTTTGGCCCCGAGGTAGCCGGCGGTGCAGAAACCGAAATACAAGCCAAATACGACTTCTGACAGCGTTCCCTGATAGGCCTGCCATGCAACCACACAGCTACTCACCAGGAAGCCGAGAGCGGCCTGTGTGCGACTGAGTGAAATATTCCCGGACATCCCGCGGAGCATGTTCAGAGCATCCATCAGATGAGGCCTTTGTAGATGTCATAGCTACCAGTTCGCATCACTTCAGCATGCCGCTGAGCGCGTTCTGGCGTTTGCTTCGCCCACAGGCTATTGAGCATTCCACGTGAAGCGCCGTCGAAGTTTCCTTCGGAGACCATTGCGAGGGTGTTTTTGAAACCAGCGAGGCCGGGAACGCCCATTTGATATGCCATGCTAATCAGCACATCCCTGCGGGCGGCATTGCAGCTTTTCAATGCGCTGATGATTGCTGGGCGAAGTTGCATCTCGGTGATAGTGTTCTCGACAAACACTTCTTTCCACACGTCGCCAACACGGCGCGGTACGGTGAAGGTGTAATTGGACAGCGATGCGCCTTTAGGGCCGATCTTGATTCCGCCGGCAACGGTGGGATATCCAAGGGTGTCGCGGTATGGCTTTTCCCGATAACCTTCCTCAAAGTTGAGGATGGGGATAATCTGGCTCACTTCTTCTCCTCCTCAACCAGTGGTTTTACTTTATCAGCCGTCTTTTCTGCAGTTCGCTCGGGGATGGAATCGAGCTTTGCCTTCATCTCGCCCACCTGAACCGCAAGCGATTCAACCTTCTTGTCTCTTTCATCAGCTATATCGCGGTACTCTGCACGGATTTTGCTGTTGGAGTAAGTGAAGGCGATCGTCATTACGCTGCACATGGCACAGAAAAGAAGAAACATGGCGCCTATCATGAGACGACCTTTATGGCTCTCAATAAACGCTTTAACTTTCATGGCGATCTTCCTCCAGCTTCGCGAGCATTGAGCTCACCTGGCCCCGGAACTGTTCATCGCCTCCGGACTGGGTCATTGCTATCAGTATGCGAAGCGAGCTTTTGATGATGCGTATGTCACTTTCGAGATGGGAAATACGCTGCAGATCCTTTTCTCTTCGCTCTCTCAATTCGTTGTTCTCTTGACGCAGCTCGTCGTTAGTGGCTTTGAGAAGAACAACCTGCTCTTTGTAATGTGTAATTACCTCTCCGCCGGCCCTGTTATTCGTAACGGCTGAAGCAATGACCGCGCTTAATGGCTTCCAGAAAAGCGCGAGCGCACCGCCACCAAACAATACGGCAGCAATGCTTGTGATTAGGCTGTTCTCCATTGGGTAATCCCAGCTGCGCATTGAAAAATAAAAGAGCGCCGTACATCTGGAGGTGGGGGTTTCCAACGGCGCTTAAATCGCCCGTAGGCGTTTATGAGGGAATGGCAATATCGGCTCTTCGGCCTAAAAGTCCCAGGTAGCGGGATTCTGGTGCTGATTGACGGAATCGAACCGCCGACATCCTGCTTACAAGGCAGGCGCTCTACCTACTGAGCTAAATCAGCCAATAAAAAAGCCCAAGGCGTTAACCTCGGGCTTGAATTCGTAGATACCGCCAGTGCATACAACATTGGCACAATATCAGATTTACATGAAATGTACGGTATTTAATTGACTTTTGCAACACCTTGCTGCGAAAAAGCTGATTTTTGTTGTGATCGTGTTCTCACCGTCCTCAGCAAAGACTCGTTATCAAGCCGCTCAAAGATGGCGCACATGGATTGCCAGTAGTCGGCGTAGTTGTGGCTCCAGTTGTCTGGCTTAATGCCGCACAGCTTGGCCAAATCCTGCTTCTGGTAAGTGTCGCGCCCGGACAGCTCGGCTTTTACATCCTGCGCCGCCAGCCAGATAAGTTTCTGCAGGCGCTCCATCGTCTTGCCGGCCACTTTTTTGGTTCCCAGCTTCTCCCTGAACTCTGCCCATGCCCATTGGGTAATAGTCACTTGGTTCTCCCAGCGGGTATTTTCGCTATAGTTCCACAGCAGCCACGCCTTCTGATGTTCTTCGAGCGACAGAACCGCCCTGCGCCACGACGCGGTGGAGTATTCGACAGGCTGAACCAGTGGGATGTGAGAGCCTTTTGCGCGTGATTGTCTTCCCGGTATCGGCGGGTTATCCAGCGTTATCATCTTCCCGGTTACATCATCTTTCACGCGCGGCTTCTTCCGCTTAAACGTACCTGTATCGAATTGAGCATTCTCCAGCCAGGCCATCAGCTGGCCCTTTGTTGCACCACTCAGATCGGCGGTTGCCACCATGAGTTGCTCGCGCACGTACTGCAAATACTGGACATTCATCATGCGGCTTCCTTCTGTTTGAGTGCTTTAAGCTTTGCGCGGTACTCATCACGGATACGGATGTAGTCGTCGCGTTTCCATTTTGGTAATTCGTGTGGCCCCATCAGGTCATCAAATCGGGATTGTCCGATCTTGGCGATAAGCGCTGGACGATAGGCGATCAGGTTCCCTGACAGGTGGTTATTACAGGGGGCACACTGCCGATGGCAGTTGTCTTCGTTGAAGCGCAACTCCGGATTCGCTCCGGTCGTGCGGAAATGTCCAGCATGATATTGCCCATCGTGATGGCGGCCGCAACTGATGCATGGAAGATGCCGATCCCGGTACCGGATAAATTCATTGAACGCTTGCTGTGCCTGCTTTGCGAAGTAACTTAGCGGCTTAACTTCAAGGCGTTTTTTGGCCTGCAGATCCCTTCCCTCTTTCTCGGCCTGGTGCTTCTCCCTGATACGCTTCGCCTCAGCCTTAACCTTCTCCTTGGCACGCAGCTCCAGCGCGTAGATAGCGCCGTGAGCCGGGCAGCACCAACGGATGTTGTCGTATTGTGGGGTGAACTTCTCTCCGCATACCTTGCACTTACGACGGGCTGGCTTACGCATGGGCACCACCCTGAACCTGCACCATTGTCAGGTTTCCGCAGAACACGGCACCGGTATCGATATACATCTGGTTGGCGTATTTGACGGGTTCGCGCGCCGGAGTGTGGCCGAAGATAAACAGGTCGGCTCCAGTGATTTCTTTTGCCAGGCCATCGTGAGAGTCACTGATGCGATCGCGATTCCAGATGACCATTTCCTCTGGAACAGGCTTGTCGAATGCGTATTCGTTGTGCGGGTAGTCAGCGTGACAGATGACCACCTTCCTGTCGCCGGTTACCAGTTCGATTATCAGCGGGAGGTCGGCTGCTTTGCGCACCAGAGATATAACCAGCCTATCCTGGTCATAATCGAGGTTGAAGAACCAGGCACCACCATTACGAACCCAGTGATACGGCATTCCGCCAGGCGCAAGGGCATCAATCATCATCTGCTCATGGTTGCCGCGCACCGCCCGGAACCACGGCATCTCGATCAGCTCCAGGCACTCAACGTTTTCAGTGCCGCGGTCGATAAGGTCGCCAACCGAGATAAGCAGATCCTGCTCCGGGTCGAAGTCCACCCTGCCAAGCTGGGTCATGAGGCTCGTGTAGCAGCCATGCAGATCGCCGACTACCCAGACATTGCGCCAGTCAGCGCCGTTGATGCGTTGATAGATGCTCATTAGGACTCCTGCTTATCGCGCAATTGTTGGAATTCACAGCCGTTCGGGATAGTCAGCGCCAGGCCAAACTGAGCGCACCACGCTTCGACTTTGCACAGGAAGATATGCATCTCTCCGGTATCAAGCTGAGACGTGTGGCGAGGCTCCCAGGTGGTTTCTTTTGCGCCGGTGATGAAGTCGGTGTAGGTGACCTCTTCGCAGCCGAGGTAGGTCTTTTTGAGGTTGCGCTTAACCCACTCAGGGGTAGCGTCAGTGCGGCCGGATTTAATCAGGTATTCGCTGATTTCCTGGTACCACATGTGACTGAGTGCGTTCTGCGACAGGCTGCGCTTCTCGCGCCATTCTTTGACCTGGAGGCGCAGAGGTTTGCCGGTAGCGAGTTGCTCTTGCAGCATCTTTCCGATAGCCGCGAAGTTGCCGGAGTGCAGCTTGATGCCGCATTGAGGGATGTTCATACGGCCTCCTCACAGGAAACCGCAGAATGCAGAAAATCGCCGGTGCATTTCTGCATCGATGACAGGTGAAGATGTTCAGATTGTGGTCGCATATAACGTCCCCATTATATGCGCAGGGGACACCGGTTGTTCAGGCTGGTGCGTTGTTATTATCGCTCAGTGATATTGAATTATCAACGCGAGAAAAAGGCCTCCGGAGAGGCCTGATTGTTACTCTTTGGCGGCGTCGGGTTTCTTGAAATTTGCTTCGATGGATTCACCCAGGCGCTTCAACCAATCAGCCAGTTTTAGAGCGGCCTCCTCAGGTGTTTTCTGCGGCGGAAAGTCGGTTATCACGATGCAGGCATCATAGTTACCGAATGCATCCCGGTTGATTGCCAGGCTTTGCTCCAGCACGGTTTGCTGATTGCTGTGCTTGACGTAGTAACGAGCTTCAGAGGTTCCGCTGCTGCGCTCTTTCACGTAAGAAACAAGCTCTACCTCAGTGGTAACTGTTTTGCCGTGCGAATCCTCAATGCGCTTCAGCATTTTGTGGAAGGTATCAGCCATTGTCAGCCTCCTGCTGCGGTGCTGCTGGCAGAGGCATCCATAGCTCTACATCCCGGCAGGTTGTCTCAAAGAACTCGCCTTTCCCACGTGCTGCTGAGAAAAAGTCACCTTCTCGATATTGCGCCTCACAAACGAAATACCCATCGTCAACCACAAGCACGATGTCGTTCTCCACCGGCATCCGCTCACTGCACGGAATCCACCCCTGCACAGGCGCAGTTGGCATATCTGGACCCTTGCGGATAGCTTTAGCCAGCTCCAGCGGGTCATCGTAAAGCCAGTCGCCGGTTTGTGGGTGATTGGCTTCTGCCAGTCGCGCGGCCCACTCCAGACCATCTTTGTGACCTTGCAGATAGTCCATCGGCAACTCATCAGGCTGGCTTACAGGCTCGGCCCCCTGAAGCATGGCGGCGCGGCAGGCGTTCCAGCCGCTAACGAATGCCTTCTCTTGATTGCCAAGGAATGGCATTTCGCCAACTGCGGCCATGCCCGGAACGTTCGTAACTTGCGGGGCTGTCCCGCAATACGCTGCGCAGATCGCATCACAAATCGCCTTGCACTCGACAAGCACATCAGGCTCAACATGCGTACCATAAGTACCGCCGAAGGTTTCTTCCAGCGTGCGCCGTATGTGACCGATGCCCTCCATCGCGGAGCGTAAGTTTTGCAGGGCGATGTTTTCCGCCACCGCTGGCTGCGGTAACTGTGGTGCTGCGTAGAGCGGCCCCGGAGCGAGGTCGTGGCGACGCAAGCGGATATCGCAAGTGCGCTCTTCAGTCGGATGATGCCAGGCGACAACATCACCCACCGGCTCCTGCTCCAGCCCGGCAAGCAGCTGGCGGGCCATTGCTTTCAGCATCGCGATATCAGCATGACCTAGCGTGTATCCGACCTTTAAGTCGTAAATAGCCTGGATTTGTTCTTCTTTGGTGAATTTGGTCATGGGTTACTCCTTAGCCTGCTGTGCTTTCAACCTGGTTCGGGAAATTCAGGCGCTCGTCAAATAACGCACCGATACGGTTAGCCGCGGGGATAAACTCTCCGCCGCCCCGCTCCTGTTCATCGCAAATGTCGTTGTAGCGCGTCACGTCGAAAATCGACACATCACAATCGCCGATAGTGGCAAATGCCAGGCGTTTAGACGGGCATTTATCCAGCAGAGCATTAAGCTGCTTCACCCAAGCTTTTTCTTCTTTGGTCAGCTCAGCCATGTCCCTACTCCCCCACCTTAGTGATGATTCCAGCGGCTAACAGTTCTGCGGTGTTGGCATCATGGCGGTCGGCCTCCAGTTCAGCGATGCGGTCTTTAGCTACCAGCAACTCAGCAGCAATTTCACGCCAGCTCTCATAGCTTGCCTCCAGCTTGTCCCAGTCAGGGTTGAAGTTGGCGAGTTCGGCCAGTTGGCCTTTCAGAAACGCATTACTTTTCTCTGCGGCTTCCAGCTCATCAAGCAGCGCCAGCACGTCGTGGGTTTCTACGAACATATTCGGGTCGAAGTTATCAGCTGCTTTCGCTGCGGCTGATTTCAGTTTGTCGCAAGCCTGTTTGTTGATGTTGCTCATTGGGCGGCTCCTTGCTTCTTGTCAGTGACGGGGCCGATGATATCAGTCGAGAAAACGTAAACCTCTTTGCCTTCATCGTTGGTGAGCCAGTATTCGGCATCGGGTGCGATATTCAGGGTGAGGACACCATCACTTCTGGTTATGACTTTCTGGCCGTGTTTCCACCATGCTGGGAATCCATTGCTCATTGGGCGGCCTCCTCAGCAGGCATCAGCGCCTCACGAACGCATGGCTTGTAGTAGTGATGAAAGGCAAACGTCAGACCCAGCTTTGTCGGGCGCTCTTGCTTGCCAAGCAACTTAAGATGCTTGCAGATAGTGGTTGCAGTCCATCCTGAGTGATACCCCGCTGCACGCTTCATGACCGTTTCAGCCAGGATAGTGCGGAAGTCATTCCGCCCGAAGTTGGTATTCTCGAAAGCGGCATTGATCACTTCATCGTTCAGATGTGCGTCGATAGCGTTGTTCATTGGACCGCTCCCTGCTTTTGTTTGTTGTATACGGCCCAGCTCAGAGCATCGAGCTTGTTGCGGCCTGCCTTGTCGTACATGTGGATGCCGTCTTTGCAGGCGTGTTCGAGCTTCACCTGCTCCTCAAGCTCGTTAAGCTGCTCGAATGACAGGGTCGCCAGTTTCAGCCGATTCCAGCCGAAGTTACGAATTCTGCTCATGCTGATGCTCTCCCGCCCCTGACTGAAGCCAGGCACTGATTGAATAGGTTGTTAAGAGGGTTGGCTGTGCGTGTGAGTTTGTTCATGCTGATGGCTCCCCGTATTTGTCTGACAGCTCACCCATTTGCCTGTGGATTTCCGCAAGGTCACACCCTGCGCAGCCCAGAGCTTCAGCAATGTGTTCTTCCTGCTCTTTGGATGGCCCGGCCTGCAAAATTTGATTAAGCCTCACACGAGACACGCCGCAGTGCTTGGCGATGCTGATAAGCGTTACTCCGCTATCTTTCGCCATGGTCCTAACCATCCAGCGGTAATCACTCCACTCAGTCATGCTGGCGCCCTCCCCCACACCATCAGAACGCGCTTCATAGCCTCGCTCTGGTGGCATTCCTGGCAGATCACATTGCTGTCGCTACGCTGGACTAACGCCGATTTACCGCGGGTAATTTCGGGGATGGTGTCTGGTGCGTAGCGCATGCCGTAACTGGTAAGGCTGTACAGGCGCTGGCCATGTTTGCCTTCGAAAGCTATCAGGTCGTCAGCCAGCAGGGTGCTCAGCGGACCGGATATCTTCTTGGTGGTCATGCCCAGCATTGAGGCCAGCATGACGGTATTGATTCCCGGGTTGTTGCGCATCGCCGCCAGTAACTGCTCTCGGATTGTCATGCTCATGATTTCGGCCCCCTCAGCCCGTGCTTTTCGCGAATCTCTGCCAGCCTGGCCAGGCTTTGCGATCTGCCCAGTGGTTTTCCACCCAGGATAGGGAGTGTCTTGGTTGGCGCTGGAATCACTTCCCCGGCGTTTATCCGGTTTGCCATGAGTGCCAGCTCACCGGCGGCCCTGCGGCGCAGCTCGGCATCGCTCAGGTCGTTTGCTCGCATGTTCTGGTACAGCCCGGTGATCAACCAGTACTGAGCATTCGACTCCCACGGGTATGACTCGGCATCAGGGTACAGGCCCCGATCGCGGCAGTACTGATAGACCTGGCTTACCAGCTCGTCAGCGGCTGGGAGTCCAGCAACGCTTGCCATCTCCGATTTGCACCAGGCGATGAACTGTCCGGGCGATGGAAGGAAAGGTTTCTCCTGTCGGCGGGCAACGCGCATCCCGGCAGCAACCTGATCCATCGTGCTGATGCCGTTCTCCCGAAATGCCAGCACCCACTGGCGGCGCAGTTCGTTCATGTCTTCCTGGCTGCGATTTGCGACAGCCGCCGGGAATGTGGCAGTGAGCTGGGTAAACACGCCATTGATGACCTGAGCCACCCGCTCAACCGGCGCTTTGTCTTCGTACTGCTCTGGCAGGTTGTGCGCTACGCGGCGCATCTGCTCCCGATCGAAATTGTGCATCTGCTCGGCAAGGCTTTTCATAGGTCCACCCCGTGTATCCAGTCAGTGTTGTTCATGTCGATTTTTGGCTTACCAGAGGCCGGTGCCGCCGCCTGCTTGTTGCGCTTGATATCCAGCTGAGTCCACTTTTCGCGTAGCGTTGACGGGCATAACACGTTGCCCTGCCAGAAGCTGTCGTTGCAGGCCCACTTGAACAGCTGAGCGATTTCTTTGTGCGTCCGGCCATCTCTCTCGCGCATCAGGCGAATATCGTTAGCCCATCCCGCCCAGGCAGGTTGCTTTGCAGATGGGGCAATGCGCTGCACCTCACTGAACAGCCACTCGGCGCAGCGGAGGTCTTCAGAGGTTCCCCACTTACCGCCGCTCTGGATCGCAGCATCAGGTTTCAGAACAGATAATTTCTTAGCGGGCTTGTCAGAGGATTCGTCAGAATTCTCTGACGTAAGGGTTTTAGTATTTATATTCTTGTTTAATACCTTCTTGTTCTGTTCATCGGGTAGTTCTTCGGATGGTTCATCGCCTACCAGCCTCAAAGCCGCGCCATTGCTGGGCTTGCCTTTGTCGGATGGTTCATCGGATGGTTCATCGGGTAAAATCACCTGATATTCGGTGTAATTTGTGATGGTTATCACGGTGCCGAACCTGTTCCCCTCGGTGCTGATCATCCCTTCTCGCATGAAGAAATTGAGCATCCTTGTTACTGCCTGTGGGCTCTTTTCCTTGCCATCCTGATCGCGAAGTTTTCGTGCAAGAATCGCCGCGGTAGTGACGAGCTGGCCGGTGGAAAGCTCCCACTGCTTCCCTGCGAATTCGACAGTTCTCAAGCGATAGGAGGCTTCACCAAGAAGGCGAACCCAAAGGGCCATTTTCGCGGTGTCTTTTGCCCAATCAGTTTGCAGAAGGCTTCTGAACAGAGAGAAATGACCGAACTTTTTGTTCTCCATTCTGTTGCTCCTGAAGGCTCCCGGCTCATGAGCAGGGAAGTTGAATACTCTGGCTATATTTGCCATACTTGCTCCCGTTACTTGGCGTAACACAGTGATCTAAGCCCCGAACGAGTTACCGCTCGCTTGGGGTTTTTCTTTTGTGAGAATCTCTGCAACCTGCTTTGCCAGTCGCGCCATATCGTCATCCACGACACCCCACTCCAGCACCGCCAGTAACATCGACAGCTTCGGCAACATGCTTTCCTTCCATCGGGTGATGCCCGACTTATCCATCCCCAGCGCCTTTGCAACATTTGATGCACCGCGAATAGCAATCTGATTCAGGATCCAGGACTCAATTTTTCGAGCCTGATCTTTGTTTCGTGTGGTTGTGTTATCCATTAGTTAAAATCCTTTGCGTTGAATAAGTTAATGCGCACCAGTTGGTGCACTTTTTAGAATTTGTTGCCACGTTATCGGTGGCTCAGATTGGTAAAGAGCGGCGTTACTTAAGAGTCGTTTTTCTTATTACTTGGGAACGGGCGAACTTCTTCAGCCTCAACATTCCCATCGGGAAGAACAGTCACGAAAATGTTTCTTCCGGCGCGGATAGCCTTGCTAATAGCGCACTGGATAACTCCAAAATCACTGGCAGTTTTCGCCTGTCCATGGATTTTGGCGTAATCCGCAAGTGTCATACGGTTCATGGTTACACTCCGGTTAGTTGCCATGAGAGAAGAATACTACAGGTATTTATAAACATCAATATGGCAGGTATTTTTAAAATGAATAGCGCTAGTATTACAATGCCTGTCATGGAGACAAAAAAATCCCTGACGACAGAACAGCTTGATGACGCCAAGCGGCTGAAGGCTTTGTATGAGTCGAAAAAGAAAGATCTGGGCGTCACTCAATACACCATCGCTGATGAACTGGGCATTACCCAGGGCGCGGTTGGGCACTATTTAAATGGCCGGAACGCGCTGAATGTAGATGTAGCATCCGGGTTTGCCAGATTGCTGCAGGTATCAATCTCTGATTTCAGCAAATCGATCGCTGCAAAGGTTGCCGAGCAGGCAGAGAGCCTTAAAGGTGAATCTAATGTAAGATACATCGGAGAACATAAGCCAGGTAGGAGATACCCAGTGCTAAGCAGCGTACAGGCTGGATCGTGGTGCGAAGCATGTGAGCCATACACTCTTAAAGATATTGATTTATGGCTTGAGTCAGACGCTCACATTCAGGGCGATGCATTTTGGTTAAAGGTAGAAGGCGATTCAATGACGGCTCCAGTTGGCCTTAGTATCCCTGAAGGCACATTTGTGCTTTTCGATACAGGCAGGGAGGCAATAAATGGCAACCTGGTGGTCGCCAAGCTTTCAGACTCCAATGAGGCAACGTTTAAGAAGTTAATCATTGATGGTGGCCAGCATTACCTGAAAGGGCTTAACCCAGCATGGCCTTTAATACCGATAAACGGTAACTGCCGGATCATCGGGGTAGCTATAGAAACAAAACTGCGCCTCGTATAGTAAGCAAATCAACACCTTCCAGCCCGACTTCCATGTTGGGCTTTTTTATTTTCATAATCCCTCAAATCCTTCAACATAAAATAAATACCTCGAATATTCATCACGTTACGACTTTTTTGGGAAAAATGAATACCCAAAGTATTTACATATTAAAATACCTGCCGTATTCTTTACCCCATCAGCAGGACGCACTACCGAGACAAGGATTCAGTCTCACGCTCTTTAACTTCGATGATGCGCTGACAAAGCGCGAACAGATACCAAACGAGATGGGTTTGGGGTGTGGCAAGCGAGAACGGGTAAACGTGAAGAAGCCCTGACTTGTGCGGCTGGTAACCGCCCACACCACCAAAGCCATTTCACATGAGGACTAAATCATGACGGTTATCGTATACGGAAAATCTGCATCAGCTGGTAACGCTAAAACTCGCCGTCATGAGCGGCGCAGGAAGCTCGCAATGGAGCGCGACGCTATCGGCAATATCATCGACTCAATTTTTGGCTGCGATGCTCCTGACGCGTCTCAGGAGGTATCACGCAGTAAGCCAACCAGAGTGGATAGAGTCGTTTCCTCATTTGATAGCTACGGAAGGCAGATCGAGAAGGCCATTTCGCATCACGAATCAATCACAAAGCGCCGTGAACAACGTCTACGCAACGAGCATATGCAGGTTCTTAATGAGTCTGGCCGGACGATTCATGCAGTGCAAAAGACGCGCGGCAAGTCCATCCCATTAATCTGAGGTGGCCCATGAAGAACAGCATCAAGTGCCCGGTATGCGGTAGAGACTTCGATCCACGCACACCGTTCTGCCACATCAGCAAGTATCACCAGTCAGCGAAGAACTGCGAGCTGGAGAAGATACGCGATGCCCGGCGTCGGCATTACGCACAGAACGAATCGAGCGGGTCGAGTGGCCTGCGGTGAATAAACAAAGGGGCG